CAAACGTTTAAGAACTTTTTCCCACCTAGATACGTCGCCATCCGGTCTAGATAGCTCTAAATACATCCCCATTCTTAGCAAATTTGGTGGCGCATACAATATACCAGCTACCCTTATCGCCTCCTTTTTAATTGAATTATACAATTCCTTGGGAATATAGGATATGTCTGCAACTGGAATAAAATTCACATATACTTTATACGTTCCATGATGTTGGCCAGATTTTGCTTCTACTTCAACAAACCCCTCTTTAATATATATGTCTACTAACTCTTTTGCATTTGTTAGTGCATTCCAGCTGTAAAAATCATAATCAGGAATTTCTACATCTTTGTCATAGAATTGGTCTTGTTTTGGGAGAATATTGTTTATTGCAGTACCTCCGTAACAGATGAGCTGTTTTTGTCTTAAAAAGTTTTCAACGATTCCTATTATGCGTTTGATTTCTGGCGAATTTGCTACAATTTTCCCTTGTTTTTCTTCCGCGGTATCTACGGCTTGTCTTAATATCGCTAATTCACAGTCTTCAAAATTTAAATTCTTACATATATCATTTTTCATTATATTATCTAATATAATATAATCAAATATTATTTTTGTTTATTTACTTGGCAGAAGTAGAAGAACCGGGAGAACTAGTATTTGAAACTAATTCGGAGTTCAAATATGTCGCTGTATTTGGCACTGTCTTGACATTGTTTAACCATTCATCTCTTGCTTTAATCATATTGTTGAAAAAAGAAAACATTACTATATATTTACATTGTAAAAAAGTATTTAAGTTATTTTTATTAATAATATTCTATTTATTAATAATATTAAATTTCAAATTTGTAAAAGTCCGAGCTAACTGTACGCGTTGCAAAAGACACACTTTCATCTTGTGGTGGAGGATCTTCTACAACTACAGGCACATAACGCAACTTCTCCGGCTTCAAGACAAACGCACGCCCAGCATCATTAAAAAACATGTCATTCTCCTCCAAATTAGTATCCACTGTTTGATATCGCATTGCTAACATTTGGACACCATACGTTCTCATAGTAATTGAACTTGGGTTATCTGGATTTGACCCTTTATCTGGCATTCCTATCGTCATATTTAGCTTGTCGTATTCTATTTGCTCTACCATGTCCGGTGCATTTATTATATCATAATAATGCAATGCTCGCATAAAAACGGAGTTGCTTGTCAAATTCACATATTCATAAAATGCCTCCGATTCTAAAAAAGTAATATTGCTACGGTCTACAATTATCACTACTTTTCCTGCCATATCAGACAACTTAACAGATCCAAAATTCTTACCCTGATATTCATAACTATATTCTTTTCCCATTAATATATCGTTATAGCTATCTAATATTTTGGCAAAATTGTTGTACATTGTTAGATTCGAACTCTTGATGCGCAAATGTAGAAAAATCGGATCCACTGGATTCGGTGCAGTAGAATTCGCAAATGCATAGTCTCTTATAATCTTTAGTACATCACTAAATTGAACCGAATTAAATGTTTCTTTTATGCAATAATTATCAGATGTAGAAGTCGCTACAACTGGTTGATCATCAATTGAATACACTTCAAAATCTAACCCTCGGACACCTTGCTTAAGTATATCTTTCAATACACATGTATTTACATATCCATTTTTATAATTGCCACCCGAACAGCAATTATAAGCGGATTTAATGTAATAATCTCTGAGTGAATACTGATATGCTTCATTGTTAGGATCAATCGATGCAATCTTGCCATTTAATGTCCCAAACAGATCATCCATATATTTACAATCTCGCACCTTCATGCCATCTGAAAATAAGGTACCCGAATAATAAAAATAGATCATTAATGCAATCAAAATGACTGTCATTGTCACAACTGATAACGCCATTATTACAGTACCTTCTTGCATATCTTTTAATGTGTTTAAACCTTCTTGTAATGCTTTTGTAGCTCCTGTTTCAGACATATATTTATATAATATAATATTTTATCCTTTTTTCTTTTTCTAATTTTGTCTTTTGTCTTTTGTCTTTTTATTATATATTATAATATACTCAAATAAACAATTAAATAATAATCACAATATATATTAATTATGGCCGGCGGTTTAATGCAATTGGTAGCCCAAGGGCAACAAAATATTATATTAAATGGTAACCCTTCCAAAACATTTTTTAAAAGCACCTTTGCACAATACACAAATTTTGGATTGCAAAAATTCAGAGTTGATTTTGAGGGCTCTAAAACATTGCGTCTAACAGAAGAATCTACGTTTACATTTAAAATCCCTCGCTATGCTGATTTGCTAATGGTTTGTTATCTTTCAGTCGTTCTTCCTAATATTTGGAGTCCTATTTTACCTCCACAAGATCCTAATCAAAGTCCAAATAATAACACATGGGTTCCGTATGAATTCAAATGGATTCAAAATTTAGGCGCAAAAATGATTTCTAAAATTAGCATCACATGCGGTAATTACACGCTCCAAGAGTATTCCGGAAATTATTTGTTAGCATCTGTTCAGCGTGACTTCATTGGTCAAAAAAAAGATCTATTTTATGAAATGATTGGTAATATTCCAGAACTAAATGATCCTGCAAATGCCGGATCTCGTGTAAACTCTTATCCAAATGCTTATTATAATTCTTCCTTGCCCGGACCAGAACCTTCTATCAGAGGCCGTATCTTGTACATTCCATTAAATAATTGGTTTGGACTTAAAAGTCAGATGGCATTTCCTCTAACATCGCTTCAATATAATGAGCTACATATTAACGTAACACTAAGACCAATTAGCGAGTTATTTCAGATTCGTGATGTCTTTGATTATACTTTTAATTTTCCATATGTCGCGCCAAATTTTAATACATGGTATATGCAATTTTATCGATTTTTACAGCCACCACCTAACATCAACATTGGAATCAATGCATATTCTGATCAACGAACTTTATGGAATGCGGATGTACATTTAAATTGCACCTATTGCTTTTTATCCAATGAAGAAGAGCGTGTCTTCGCATTAGAAGAGCAAAAATATTTAATTAAACAGGTTCATGAGCAGATATTTTATAATGTTACTGGTCCTAACAAAGTAGGGCTTGATTCGCTAGGAATGATTACAAATTGGATGTTCTATTTTCAACGCAGTGACGTTAATCTACGTAATGAGTGGTCTAATTATACCAATTGGCCTTACAATTATATGCCTCAAGATGTAATACCTGCGCTTTCATCAGGTGATTACACGATTGACCGCACAGATGCATCTGGCAACATAGTTCAAGTAAATATTGGTCCCGGTGTGAATCCTAGTGGCTATTTAACAGGTCTGTTAATTACGCCAACTTATACGCCAGAAAATGACAAGTACATTTTACTTGTACTAGGTATTTTGTTAGATGGATCTTATAGAGAAAACATGCAACCAGCTGGCGTATATAATTACATAGAAAAATACACCAGGACTACTGGTAATGCTCCACCTGGACTCTATTGTTATAACTTTTCTTTAAATTCTAGTAATACTGATCTGCAACCATCCGGTGCGATAAATATGAGCCGTTTCAATCAAATTGAATTGGAATTTACTACGATTATTCCGCCACTAGATCCTTTGGCGCAAAGTTTGACAATTTGTGATCCTGCAACTGGTAATATTATCGGCATAAATAAACCAACATGGCGCATTTATGATTACAATTTTAATTTGACTTTGTTTGAGGAGCGCATCAATCAAATAATATTTATTGGTGGCAACTGCGGATTGGCTTATGCGACTTAAAGCAAAAAATAATAAAATATTATTATTTTATTATTTTATTATTTTATTATTTTATTATTATATTATATTATGACTACTAAAATTAAAAAAACATTAGCAAGAATTCAAGAAAATTTAATAAGCAATAATAATAAATGGATAAAAGAAATTACATTATTAAGAGAAAATCGCAAAGAAACACAACAAATTATTGATACTTGTCATAGATTGGAAACAAAAAAGAATACAGATATATATAAAGAATTAAAGCAACAGAGTGATGCTTTTGCATCGTCAAATAGTGTATCATTTATAAATCGATTTGAAGATTTGAACCGCAACCGTGAAGATTTAATGAACATAACTAGTGATAATGAAGACATTCAGAAAGAAAAAAATGAATACATGCGCATGTATGAAAAAATAATAAAAGAATATGGCGAAACTATTGCTTTATTGATTGAACTTAAAAAGTGTTTTGCAGGACCTCAAAAAATGGCTCGAACAGAAGGACCTGAATATCCTATTCCTATTCCTACGGAAGTTACAAATAGTCGAGAACCTCCTGGAAAAATGTCATCGCATGATGATTTAACAATCAACAGATTGCTTGATGAAGCTTCTGTTAGAAAAACAGATGGAACGTACCCTGTTTCTTATAATGAAAGCGATGCATCGCGACAAATGGCAAAAAATGTGCTTTCAAATAGAGAACCCTTAAGCCGGCGAGAAAGAAAACACACAGAATCAGGAGGAAAAAGAAGGGGAAAAGGAAAAAGAAGGGGAAAAAGGACTGTTAGGCGACGATCACGCACAAGAAGGACGCGTGGTAGCAGAAGAAATAACTGAAAAAATATTTGTTAGTTTATACTGTACGTTAAAACAGCTTTTTAAATATATACTGCATTAAATATGAATTATACCTATTTAGTCAGCCAATATTGCAATCCAGATGCAAACGCAAATGACATATTTACAGATTTGACCGATGGACAATTGCATTTCATTTGTTACCATATTACAAGTAGTGGGAA